GGAGTCCTGAGCGTTTCGCGCTGAAAGGCCCGTTGCTGTGTAAGGATGATCTGACCTATGACCACCGCGTCGAGGCGTTCTTGCGCGTGTACTTGGAGAAGCTCTCGATCCGCGCTCAGCGTTCATGGGAGACTCGCTATCAGAATACGTTCGCGAAGTTCGCGATCAAGGCTGTGGCCGACTCGTCCTTTACTCAGGTCGAGACGATTCCCTCTGGCGTGAATGAGTTCCCGTGGATTCAGACCGGATCGGCTGGTCAGGCGCTCAATCAGTCCACCTCTGAGTTGACTCAGGAGATGCTGGATGTCGCGGCTGCTACGTTGATCCGTAACGGTGCGACGAATCCTGATAGCTCCGGTTTCATATCGTACAGCAGCGATGGTCCGGTATTTCCGCTATATATCGGCTTGGAGGCTTCGCAGCGTATCGCTCAGAACAACCCCGCGTTCCGCGAGGATCTGCGTCAGGCTGATATGGGCAGTGGCAGCGGTGCGGAGTTGCTCAAGCGCATCGGTGCGAATCGGGTCATCAAGAACTATCGCCATGTGCCGAATCTGTTTCCGCCCCGCTTCACTTATGCCGGTGGCAAGTACACGCTGGTGCAGCCGTTCACCAGCGCGAGCGGCACCAAGGGTACTGTGTTCAGCGTCAATTCGAGCTGGACGACCGCTCCGTACGAGGCTGCGTTCATCGTGACTCCGTATGTGTTCAAGAGCCACATCGTTCGGCCCGTCAATCGGGTTGGCGATCTGAGCTGGATGCCGACCAACTACATGGGCGAGTGGCAGTGGGTGACGGGTGCCTACAAGCTCGATGTGGATTGCGCCGATCCGCTGGAGAAGAAGGGTCAGCATTACGCTGAGTTCGTGCATGCCGCCGAACCGATATTCGCAAACCAGGGAATGACTATTATCTTCCGTCGTTGTTCAGGAGCGCTCACACAGGTCATCTGTAGCTGATTTCCTCAGCAAAACGCAAGAATCCGCAGGTCGAAAGGCTTGCGGGTTTTTTGTGCCTACACTTGACGAGGTTCAAAGATTTCCTGTTTTTACTTCGCATGGAAAAATTGGTGTTGCCCAACGATAACTCTGAGCTAGGGTTGCCTCGGTTGAATCAATAGGTTGAATGTCTTGTAAAGCGCCTTATTGTGAGGCACCCCGTCACTGGCCCGAAAAGTTAGTGGCGGGTTTTTTATTGCCCGTTATCGCTTAGACATTGACATCCCAATAGGTCGCGTAATGCTCCCCGTATGCCGTCATTTACGATTCCAAAAGGCGTAGAAATCCCCGAGAACCTTGCGGAGGGCGAAGCGTTCCAGACTATGGCGACTATCGTTCTTGGCAAGAATGGCAAAGCGGAGGTCATCGAGATTGATGGTGTGGCCATTCCCGGATACGAGAAGAAATCCAAGGGCAAGAAGCTGGCCGAGCGCGGTGAGGAGGAGGAGATGGAGGTAGAGGAGGGTGCGACTCCCGGCGGCGGTGGATTTATCGCCGAGGTGATGCAGCGCGGCGCTGGTCCGATGGCACGATAACCAATTTTCCAATAGAACGATATGCCAAACATCACATGCGACGAGGCGGCAACGCTCATCAACGAGGCGGCGTCGCTGGGATGTCGCTCACCGTGGGAGGTTGAGTTGGCCAAGTTGGCGCTGGAGAACCGCATTGCGACGTATCTTCAGGGCGGCGGCGCGACACGCGGTGCGTATCGGAGCGTGACGACGAGCGGCAGCGTGGTGAGCGGTGATTACTTTCTGGTCTGCGATGCGACGGCTGGCGCGATTACGCTGACATTGCCCCCGGCGGCGTTGGTTGCTGGTCGTATCTATGTTTTCAAGCGAATCAATGCTGGCGCGAATACGGTGACGGTTGATGCGTATGCGTCCGAGACGATTGACGGAGCGGCCACACATGTGCTGTCTCCGCAATGGAATTCGATTACCATCATTTCGAACGGTACGGCTTGGTTCATCACTTCGCATCCGTTCTAAAATATCATGGCAAACATTTCTTGTGCCGATGCGGCCACACTAATTGCGGAGGCTCAGGGAGCTTCGTGCATGAGTCCGCGTGAACGCATTCTGCTGGAGATTGGCCTACTCTGGGAAGCGGCGACTCTTGGCGGAATGGCGGATATCACGGCGGATAACACGGTGATAAGCGCGGACGTGACGATCATCACGGCGGACATGACCGAATTTCTGTAGGTCAACGTAACATTCATTTAGTCATATATGTCAAAGCAAACCATCAATATCGGCGCATCGCCGAACGACGGAACGGGGACGCCGCTGCGGACCTCGTTCGATTATACCAACCAGAACTTCACTGAGATATACACCGCTCTTGGCGGTGGTGTCGCCCTTCCCGGCGCGACGACTCAGGTCATCTTCAATGATGGCGGAACGAATCTGGCAGGCGATGCCGGTCTGGTTTACAACAAGACAACCGATGCACTGACCGTTGCCGGACTCGTCACCGCTGGCTCCGCCACCATCACCGGCGCTCTGACGGTGGACACCACGACGCTGAAGGTTGATTCGACGAACCATCGGGTGGGTATTGGTACGGCGAGTCCCGGCAATCTTCTTCATGTTCAGGGTAGTGGAGACATTGCTCGATTTACCAATGGAACCAATAGCGCGTTTTTCGCGATTGATAGTTCTGGATATACTCTGTTCACCGGAGCGGGTCAGACCGGAAATGGTATTTACGCTAAGGCTTCCACTAATGCGGTGCAGCTTTGGACAAACGGAGTGCAACGGTATGACATCGACTCCACCGGAGTAGCCACTTGGTCCGTAGCTGGCACCACCGCCATGACCCTCAACTCTAAGGGGTTGGGTGTGGGTGGAGTTGCAACGGGAGATGCACCGATCATTTTGGTCGAAGGAACCGCTGGCTTGTATGCTAAATTCAACTCCAAGGTAGGAGCAAAAACATGGTCCGCTGGATACCGCTCTGGAACGTTTCAGTTTGAGATTCAGGAGGATGGAACAACTCGTTTTGTTATACAAAATGGTGGAAATGTTGGGGTTGGAAACATTTCTGCATTCGGTACATCTGCGGTTGGTGTTATTGGTATCGCAAATGGAACCGCTCCAAGCACCTCCCCTGCTGGTATGGGTCAACTTTACGTCGAGTCCGGTGCGCTGAAGTTCCGTGGAAGCTCTGGCACAATCACCACAATCGCAGCAGCCTAATTTAAACGACCATGCCTACCCTCTCTTGGATCATCGAACGCCTTCTCGTTAAGCCCATCGAAGGCTCACTCACCGATGTCGTAATCACCGCCGATTGGCGATGCAACGGCACTGACGAAACCTACAGCGGCACTTGCTACGGCTCCTGCTCGTTCCAGCCGCCGTCTGGTGAGTTCACGCCTTACGATCAACTGACCGAGCAGCAAGTCTTGAACTGGTGCTACGAGAACGGTGTCGATAAGACCGCTATCGAAGCGAACGTCTCAAAACAAATCGCCGACCAGATCAACCCTCCGGTGGTTGCGCTGCCGTTGCCGTGGGCGGCGCAGCCTTTACCGCCGGTGCCGCCTCCGGTTTTGGTTGCACCTATCGAAACTGTCGTCGATGCTTCGGCGGCATGATTAAAATTGAACTGACCGCCGAACAAGCGAACACCCTGCTGCAACTCATCGATATCGCCATCAAGGCTGGCGGTTTCCAGAATGCAAAGGTCGGAGTACCTCTGGCCGAAATCATTCTCGAAGCCGCCAAATCGCAGGTTCCGCTCGCTAACTAACCATCACGATGACGGACCACCACGCTTTTTTAAGAGACATCTCAATCGGCGTCGGTGGTCCGATCATCGGTATTCTGGGGAACGCGGTATTTTCAGATCCTCATCTCAAGACTGCGTCGTTAGCTCTTGGCGCATTCGCCGCGCTTCTAACCTGCGTCGTGAAAATCGTCGAGCTGTATCGAAAATTAAAAACAGAAAAATGAATCCTAATCTCGCCTCTCTTCTCCGCCACATCTTGACCGCTGCCGGTGGTTTCCTCGTCGCCAAAGGGTTGGCCAGTGCTGATCAACTCGCTGAACTCGTAGGCGCTGTCGTAAGCATCGCTGGCGTTGGCTGGTCTGTTTACAACAACAAGAAGGCCGCGAAGGCTGCGCCCGACGTTGCCAAAGCTGAATGAACTTCTTGGCCGACTTGGTGATGAAGCTGGTTATCTGGCTTCACGCGCTGACGAAGCAAGATGTCACAAGCGAAGATGCGAAAAAACAACCCGATCTTAAGCGCGGTCTTCTTGCTCGCATTGATGAGCATGAGCGTGAGCTGCGCGAGCCGGGTGATTTACGTCCCCCACGGTGAGCCTGTGCGCCTCGCTGAGAGCGTTAAGGCTAAGGTTTGGGTGGTTGACTCTACCGGCAAAACGGTGCGTAGTAATAACCGCATCATCATCCACGAAGGCTGGTATGCACTACCAAAGGACAAATGAGCAATAACGCACCGTACAAAGGTTCACCGTCTGTTAAGGGGAGTGGCAGCGGACCTTACAAGCAGTCTCCTCCGCCGAAGCTTCCGGTTAAGCCAAAGCCTGCTCCAAGCGGTAGTGGTCCGTATCGCGGCGGCAGCGGTCCGTATCGTAAATGATTCAAAGTAAAATCCCCCAGCGGTAACAAAAACCACCGGGGGATAATTACTTCTACGCGTAAGGTCAGCGTCCTAACGACTTCAGGACGTTCGTGACAAAGTCCTCGCTCTTCGAACCATTCGCATTTGATGCACGGGAGCCGCCAGCCGTTGCTTTCGAGCTAACACCGGGTTCACTGCCTCGATACTTCGCTAGTTCGGCTTGTAGGCGTTTGTTTACCTCAACCTGAGAGTAGAGAAGCTCGCGGTATTTAGGCGCGGCAGCGGCCCATAGAGCGGCCTTGGCGAGGTCTTCTTCGCTGTTCTCGCCATTGAATATCTGCTGCGCGAGGCTAAGTCGGCCAGTCAGTTCCGTATTCCATTC